AACATATGCAGACGGTTTATATCGTTGCTTAGTTGATCCAACATTCATGATGCACTTACGTCGTGACAGTGACTTCAGAGAAATTGCTCGTTATGCTGGTGCTCCTGGCCAAGGAATGTACATGGGTAATCCTATGATTCCTAACAACGCTAGTTTCTTCCAAGGACCTCAGGCTGGACAAGCTTACTTCCTTGCAGGCGAACCAGTTATGCCAACAGGTGTACAGTTTGAAGGTGTTAAATTCTTCGAGTCTACTAACTTCCCAACAAAGAACATAACAGCTACTTTTGATAATAGTTCTTATGCTTCTCAAGAAGTTGCTCAAGGATTCTTCTTCGGACCACAAGCTATTGGTGTTGGAATTGGAGGACCAAATGCACAGGTACTCATTAACAATAATGATGACTTTAGTAGATTTATCATATTGATCTGGCAATTGTATGCAGGTTACGAAATCCTTAACAAAGACTTCGTTACAACAGCATTCAGTTTCTTATCTGATGATGGCAGCATCTAGTAACTAAATAATAAAAAGTAAAATTAAGGAGAAATAAATGTCTTATTTATCAGCTAAAAAAATATACCCTGGTAACTTTACAGAGGCTCTCAACGGTTGGTACAAGAATATTGATACCAATGATGACAGCACTAATGACAAGAGTGTCGGAGGTCCTACTTCCGTACTCGCTGTACCAGGTTATAGGTATTTCCAACAACGTGGTTATGCACAAATTACAGGTAAGGTAGGAGCGAAAGTATCATCAGTAGATGTTATTGTTCCTTCACCTTATAGAAACGACAGCACACGTACAGACATAACAGGAATGGTGATCTCAGGTAGTTCAACTCTTCCTTCTTATGTATATCGTGCTGCAGTATCTGTTGCATCTGGTTGGGACGGTCGTGTTGCTTCCGGTGTTTATGCCGCAACAGGTGACGCTGTATCATTCGGACGTAGTAATGGTGGTGCTCCTGTAGCAGCTTCTGGTCTTGCAGAAAACTGTGCTCAGGCAAATATTACATCTACAGTAGATGGAACAGGTGATGGTGGATCTGGTGCAATATTCTTCGCTGCTGGCGTAGAAGGCTTCAGTGGTAACCCATTCATTACAGCTTCTGGTACAGCCGCAGGTGGTGCATTACATCCAGGAACACCATATAAGCCAATAACTGCTGCAACTACTTACAAAGTATTCAGTAAGGCTGGTGCCAACGCTACTGCAGCTGGGAATGGTTTCTACCTATCCGATGCAGACGTAGATTCAAATAAGAAAGGATACATTGTATGTGAAGTTTGTTACATACAACCTGATGCAGCTCCTCAGTACAATGATATTGAGCAGTACATAATAGGTCGCACAGTTAGCTAAATGAGGTAAACTAAGGTCAAGGTTATTACTTTGATCTTAGTTATGCTTTATAAACATAAAAAAACGGGTTCCAGAGTCAAGAAGATTAGTGAACTTGATGGTGGTGAATGCTTTATGGTCGAAGACCAAGATGGAAAAGTATTTCACGTATATGACCATGAATTAACTGTTGATACACGAGCTACTACTAAAGTTAAGACACTACAGGTGAAAGATAAGGCATCTAAAGAAGAGCCTAGAGAGTTCCCTCCTGATATGAGATTAAACATCAATGGAGCTACTGCTCAAATGATTGCTGATCACATAAAAGGAATAGGGTTAAAAACTGCAAGAGAAATAAAAGATCTACAAATGTCTTTATCGGGTGAGAGGTTTGTTAATCTGGAACAACTTAAGCAAATAAAGAGAGTGGACTGGGAAGCTGTTATTTCTGCTGATTTAATCCGAGTATAATTTAAACAATTAATAGTACTAGTGTGGAGTTATCTGATTTTGATAAAAGTAGGGTTAGGTATCATTTAGGATACTTTACTGTTTCTGTTCCAGCTGGTGATTATGCTCGTTTAGAAGAAGCAATGAATACTGTCCCAGATTCATTTTTTGTCGATAAGATTATTATTCAGATAGGAAGATGTGATACTGCTGAAAAGAAAACAGAGGTTGCATCAACTCCTTCTACAAGATTAGAAACGATAGCTGGTGACGTTGATAGAACTATTCGTTCCAGTAATGCAAAAGATGCTTTGAAGATATGGAGTGAGATTTATTTATATGAGACTAACAGACTAGCAGGTATTTTATATGTTCCTAACTATAAAGATCCTATGCAAGCACGTTATAGATATGAACGTTCAGGAGCTGAGTTTATACAGGCTCTCCCTGGGCCTGCAGACACGGCAGTGGGATCTAGAATGCATTTAGCTGAGAACTGGAGATGAAGTATATAGATTATGCCAGTAACTATTTACCGGGAGAGGTTTATAGATCGGGAATGAAGGACTATACTCCTCAACAGAGAATGGATTATAGAGTAGCTAAAAAATATAAGTTTAAACCTACAGATTCTGATGGATTTATGCATACTTTCGAAGAGTTACTAAATGTATCTAAAAACCCTTCTTTAATGATCAAGAGTGAATTAAATGAAATGCCTTCAGGATTTTTGTCTTCACCATATGGTTAAGGCTATAATAGACAAAAAGCATCGTAAGTAAAAGTGGCATCTACCTCGACTAATAAACAACCGCTTTTGGTTGATCGCCCATTATTTGATTCAGTAAGAGTTACTACACAGACTGTTGGAAATCAAGCGACTAATACTTTATTCGTACAGGGTGGTCAAGCACCGTCCATCCTAGTTGATATGGACGCAGCATTAAGTGAAGACAATAATAATGGTGGCGTAATTGATTCGATACTAATTACTAGAAATGATAATTTTCGTAGTGATGATTTCACATTAAATGTAACTAATAAAGATTCAATTGTTTCTCTGATTAGCGGAATGATTGTTTTTATTGAAGATCCTACACAGGCAACTGTTGCAAGTAATAGTTATCAATATGGTCATTATACGTATACTGGAGCAACTACTTTAACAGGTATATTAAAAGCTTTAAATTATTCAGGAGGTCTTACTCAAGGCTTCACTTATCAAGGTGTTAACTATGGACAACAACCTGAAGTAACATTTGTTTTTTATGCAACTCGTGGAACTACAACTCCTATACCTGCTTCCGGAGACTATAAACTATTATTTTCTAAAAAAGTACCAGACGGAGTAACCAGTGTGGATTGTTCTGATGCTATGCCTCATCTATCTACTCCCGGTGTTCACTCTGCATATGCGTCTTCTACAGGTGATACAAATGCTGGTTTACCAATTAGAAATAGAGGTATATATCTAGAGCGTGGTGACAGAGTATATGTAGGTGTATATGCAGAAGGACCTAATACAGCTGGATATGCCTCTGGAGTGCATGTAGCAGCTCAAGGAGGGTTCTTCTAACCCAATTAAAAAAAACCGCTAGGAAGGTTTATAAGACATGACTCAGAGAGGTAATACATTTTCATTTTTAAAAGGGGCCAGTAAACCTGATAAATTTGGTGTATCACCTATAAAAGCAGAGTTTGGAGGTAGCTTACCTTCTTCTCTTTACAGAGTTAATAGTGCATCTTCTTGGTCAAGATGGAGACGTGGTTTTGAAATAGCTACGGCTTCTTATTACCAAAATACTATCGACTTTCCCTTTACTTATAAAATACCTTTACCTCAAGGAGCATCACCAGCTGCAGGAAATCAACCTGCTATCCCAGGAGTATTCAAAGGATTTCCTACCAAGAATAAAGAATTAGGTTGTCACTGGGCAGGGGTAAGAGTAGCTGGCAGCTTACGTTTCGATAATGTTTTAGACCACACCGGAACTAGAGCTTCCATAGCATCAGTAACAGAGGATTCTGAATTTTATATTGTCCAGTTATCTGGAAGTTGGAGTGCCTCTAATCCTTTACCACCTCCTCTATTTATACCTGTTGATGGTATTCCAGGGGGACTTAAACCTACTATCGGAGAAGTTATAGAAGATCGTATCATAGAAGCAGAAGGGGTTCCTATAACAAGACAAACTATTGATACCACAACTCAAAAAAGATTTGGATTTATACAAGCAGTTATAGCAGAAATAAATGAAACTACAGGTGTTATAAAGTTAAAGAAAAGAGGATCTATTGAATCTACTCCTGATGCGGCATTGGTAACACCTACAACTAGAGCACCTAACGTAGGAAGATTTTTCATGACGGGAACTCGTTACTATTGCACTTGCCAAGATTACAGTAGACGTGAGTATGCTTACCTTTCAACTATGGGAAAGAGAAAAGCAAGTAATTTCCCAAGAACTAATGTAGCTTCTTTAAAACCTGGACGTTTTGAGGTGTTGAAGATTGGAGATAAAGTATCTAACCAAGCCATGACGGATGCTGTTACTAACAGAAGAATGGAGATTGTTTCACCTAGTGCCGAATTTAACTTACCTCCCTCTGTAACACCTAACTCTTCAACTGTACCTGGAACTACTAGAGACAATCCCGGCGTATATAAAGACTTTGGATCTGTCTATATAAGAAGTGGATCTGATCCTTCCTTACCAGGAGCTAGGTCTGATGGAATGCCTTCATTTAAAGACTATCAAGCAAAAGATAATGTAATCACACAACTGACTGACTTCTGGGAACCTGTATTAGATGAAGTTAGATATTGTAAACATATTTACTCCATGAAGTTTGAAGAGGGGTTATTTCCTCCAGAGCCTTCAGATTTTCCTGTAGGTATGGAAAGCATGGTTGAGTGGGAACAGTCTTTAGTAGAAAAAACAAGAGAGGCACAAGAAGCTGCTGTTAGAGATTTAATGAACTATGGATTAGCTTATATGGACATACCTCCTTTCAACTGCCAATCTCCTATGATGGTTACTATGATGCAAAAGTTATTTAACATTCCTAGTAACTTTGTATTGTTACAAAATTTTACTATGTTTGATAAGACTGGTAAAGCATATACACCGTCTGTAGGAGGTAAACCAGCGTTATGAGTGATCCTAAATTTGGAGATATTGTTGAGACTAATTTCATCTATTCCGATGAGCAGAGACAGGTAAGAAAATTCGGTGATAGTGAAGTACTGGTAAGCGGTCAGCCCGCTACTTACCATGCTGGGGATGTAGTACATTTACCTTATTCTAGCGGTGAGACTTCGACCATTGAAGCCATTGGTTTAGCATGGGGAGCTTTTTCAAGTGGCGTTTTACCAAGTGGTTAATGTATACTTATATTAAGGCTTTTGTTTTCAAAAGCTGATTTTTTATACTTAATTACCGCACTAATTTTATGGCTATCGCTATAGAGACACGTAAATCCGTGTCCGGCTGGCCTGAGTTTTGTGAATGGGTTACTTCAACAAACAACAGATTATATGTTGGTTGGTTTGGAGTCTTAATGATCCCTGCACTACTCACGGCGGCCACTTGTTTTATTTTAGCGTTCATCGCTGCACCCCCAGTAGATATCGATGGAATCAGAGAACCAGTATCAGGCTCCTTCCTATACGGAAACAACATCATCTCAGGAGCAGTTGTCCCAAGCTCAAACGCAATCGGACTACACTTCTACCCAATCTGGGAGGCAGGAACCCTGGATGAATGGTTGTACAACGGAGGACCATATCAACTTGTTGTATTCCACTTCCTCATCGGTATCTCAGCTTACATGGGACGCCAATGGGAACTTAGTTATCGATTAGGCATGAGACCTTGGATCTGTGTAGCTTATTCAGCTCCAGTATCCGCTGCTTTCGCTGTCTTTCTTGTATATCCTTTTGGACAAGGTTCATTCTCTGATGGAATGCCTTTAGGCATCTCTGGAACATTCAACTTTATGTTTGTTTTCCAGGCAGAGCACAACATTCTTATGCACCCATTCCACATGGCTGGTGTTGCAGGTATGTTCGGAGGATCTTTATTCTCAGCAATGCACGGTTCACTTGTTACTTCATCTCTAATTAAAGAGACGACTGAAACTGAATCTCAAAACTATGGTTACAAATTTGGACAAGAAGAAGAAACTTATAATATCGTTGCAGCTCATGGCTACTTCGGTAGATTAATTTTCCAATATGCGTCCTTTAATAACTCTCGTAGTTTACACTTCTTTCTTGCTGTTTTTCCTGTGGTTTGTATATGGCTTACCTCAATGGGCATATGCACCATGGCCTTCAACTTGAATGGTTTTAACTTTAACCAATCTATAGTTGATGCTAA